AGTTACTTGAGATATTGAACCCGAAGAAAAACTATCTATTTGATAACGGGAACTTGTGTTGTAAATCCAACTATTCGCAAAAATTTCTTTGTATGATGCATTCTCTACTGGATTTTTTACAACTTCTCCAAGATGTTTAACCGAAATTTCTTCACCTTCATCAACCGATGATGATTGTGTTATAGGTACAAACTTCGATAGAACTCCAGTTACTCTCAGTTCAACTTTTTTAGAAGTATCACCATTCTCATAACCATAGTAAATGTCATCAGATCTAATTACCGATGCAGTTTCAATTTCTGAGACAACTCCTGTGCAACCAAAAAATTGGTTGATACTCTTACTCTGATAAGTAATTTCATTACTGCCAGAGTAAAGTTTTCCAGATGCAGGGAATCCAATTGTAGAATCAACTGTAATTACTGAATCGCCAACGTTAACCGTTTCAATATTCTTAGTGCTGCTAGTAATACTGAAATTGCCAGTAACAGTTGGAAATGCGTCATCATAACCTACAAATAATAAAAGTTTATAGTATACCTTTCCATTTCTTCTGATTATTTCTACTTCCGAAACCGAAGCACTAGTTTTTTCATCTGTATTTTTTTTAATTGTCTGACCTGCAAGTAACAGGGGGTTGCCAGATATTTTTTCAGCAACTACAACTTCTCTCCTAACATAAGTCGCAGAAGATGGTTTAATCAGATTATTTTCTAAATTGATTATCTTTGGAGTTTCTCCAAACAGAACATTAAATAAAATTCTAAATGATTCTTCAGTACCTTTTGATTCGTATAGAGTTCTTGCTTCTTTTATAAAGTTACCAACGTTTAAATCGGGAACAAAATCAAGATTTTCTAATCCTGGTGTAAGGGAATATTTTAATTTCTTATAGAACTCTTTTAAAAATAGAGAACTTAAATTAGTTACAGTACTATCTACATCGTGAGATGCTGCTTCCGATGAAGTAAAGAGAAGATCTCCATTATAATTTGTAGTATTGCTGGTAGTAATGCCAGCATTATATGTTGTAATACCACTAAACCCACGAATACAACCAGTAAAAGTATTTCCACTAATGCCAGTGTAGGTGATAATCTCATTATCAATTTTCAATAAACCGTAGGTAGGTGGAAAACCTTTTATACTATCTACAGTAATTTGAGTATCGCCCGATCCAATCGCAGAAAAAAGTGTTGTTGAACCAACAACAACCTCTGGAGTTAGGTTATCTAACTTTAGATATTGATCTAAATTTTCTGCAATATCAACAGGACCACCTTGATATTCTTGTGAGATGTAATATTGCTTTAAAAATTCAGAGGCTTTTGGACTTTCATCTAAGATAAATTCTGGAAGTTGATTCTCAATAACCTGTTGAATTTTTACCCTAGACTCAAAACCAGTTTGTATCATATTACGACCTCGTTAGTTCCCCGTTAGAATAGCTTGACCTATAAGAATCTTTCGCAAATACTACACCTGATATATCATCACCAGATGCAATCACGTCTTTAACCATATTTATTGTGCTTTTCGAAACGTCAAATGATACATAAAGATCTTTTAATCCGATTACATCGTTTGACTCTGGATATGCCTGCATTTCAATAATATCATCGGCAAGAGAAGTAGATGTGATATTAATAGCACCTAAAAGAATTTCTCCCTTTTCGTAGTCAACTGTACCTGCAGATCTAACAAGAATAGGTGTTTTCATAACCGATGTTGTACCAACACCAGAAATTACAGGAGATGGTTTAACAATTGAGATCGTTCCCGTCTTGAGATCTGAATTTGGAGTATCTGTAAAGTAAACTGTATCTGGATCGCCATCAATAGTAAACCCAGTAGACTTGATGTTATAACCAGATGATTTGACGTGAAACTGATTTCCGTAACAAATTTCGTATTGGGTTGGAGTATTAATTTTTACTTTTAAATCTCTTCTAATTCTAACCTTGGTAATATTAGATGTGATTGCAGAATCAGTATTATCAATAACTTGTAAGACTTTACTATACTTAAATCTTCCACCAAATGCATTCAAGTTTGGTGATTGTGAATATGTTGTGAGAGAATTTTTAACCTTTGTTTTTAAATCTTCTACTGTTGAAACTTGTGCATAGTTATAATAAATGGAAGAATCAATCTCAACGTAAAGAACTTGTAGGTCAATAATATCTGCTTCAATACCAGCAATTGAGTACTGCTTTAATTTATTTTTAATTTGTTGCTTATTAAAATCTGAAACATATGTACCATTCTTTGGTTTAATGCTAACCAATACTTTTCCAAACTGAGGTGGGGTTAGTTCCTCACCACCAATAACAGAAACTGATTCAGTATCTGGATATATTTTTGATTTAATAATTGCCTCATAATCTCTTCCAGTTACTGCTCTGTACTGTGATGAATAGATTCTTGGTGCAAAATATTTGATTGAATCAAGACTTTCAATGTCCGATCCATTCTGAGACTTTTGATTCGTTGTAACCGTAATCGTATTTGTTGGGACAATTGTATTGTCACTTGAATCTTTTAGAGTTCCTGCAAAAGAAAAGTTTGCAACTCCATTACCATCTTTACCATCAGTTACGATGTAGGTAATTGTAATAATTGAACCATTATCAAGTTTCTTACCAAATCTTCCATCACCGAAAAATATTTGATATTTTTCATCTTGAACTTCCTGAATCAAATAAATTTCAGAATTTGAATCAATGTCAAAAATATTATCTGCGAGTTTATATTCTCTACCAAGTCCAGTATCACTTGTTCCTTTTACATAAACAACAATTGTTGAAGTATCAATAAACGAGTTATCAAGAATAAATCTCTGATCTAGTGATCCATCAACCGTAAATTGCTTTCTTAAGAATGTTCCCTCTTTAACTTCAACATTACTGAACGATGCTGTTCCGTTTACAACAGTTGCTGAAATATTTTGTGGCGATGAGAAGACATATGATGTACCATCAGCAGCACCAACGCACACCAGACCCGCCTGTAAGGTCAGTGTAGATGTGCTTGCCGTTGTGTCTACGTTAAATGAAACAAGGGCAGCAGAGGCAGTTCTAGAGCGTGGTACGTACCCAATATTTCTTGCAAGAGAAACAACATTTTCTCTTACTGTTGCCGAATCTAAGAAAGATTCATTAACAACTAAGTTTGAGTTAAATGCAGTAATATATGTGTTGTATGCTAGTGTATCAATTAATACAGAAAAATTAGATCCATCAAAGTCAAAATCCGTAAACGTAGAGTTTGCACGGAGATATTCCTTGATGGATGTCTTAATCTGATCAAAGTCTAGATTGGTAAACTTAGTAAAAGGCATTTTATCTTGCTGCCTCTAAAATGAACGAATATTCTTGGGTAGGAAGTTCTTGTCCAATAATGTCGTAGGTAATATTCACATCAAATTGATTTAAATCTGGAAGGGGATTTACATCAACTAAAACATTATTAACTCTTGGCTCAAAGTTTGAAATTGTATTTTCAATCTGATCTTTAATTAAAGATGCAGTACCATAATCAACGAAGTCAAATAAACTTGAACGAACGTTTGACCCAAGAAGTGGATTAAAGAATCTTTCTGTTGGAATTGTTTCAACTAAATTGCGAATTGAACGCATAATAGCGCGTTCATTTTTTAAAACAGCAAGATCCTTTGTCACCGGATGTGGTTCAAAGGATAAACTAATATCTTTAAACGATCTAGATATCCTCGTAACAGACATTGGACATAAAATTTCTTTATTTATTTATGTTCATTTCCAGGAAGAACCATAGGTTGGTTCAGTTCCATAGTCCCAATCATCATAGTCTTCATCGTTACGAATCTTTTCGTGCAACTCAATCTGCTTTTTAAAGTCATGCTTTGGTGCTCTGTCGTGCATCACCTCTTGAATGACTCTTTTTTGTGGGACATTATCATAATCTGTGATTAATCGATCTGTTCCCCACATTTCATACATATAATTCTTGTCTCTATCGACGGGTAAGTTAGACATTGTAGCTCCTGTTTTAATGAATAAAACAGAACTTTTATAAAGGAGGTTGCTATCTCCTTATTTCTATTTAACGTTCGACTTCCCGAAGAGAATAATTGTCAGAATTGAGATATTGAAGTATTTCTAAAGCAATCAATCGTGGATTTCCTTCACCACAAGTATAAACATCAACCGCTAAGCACCCATTTTCTGGCCAGGTATGACAGGAAACGTGACTTTCTGAAAGCGCAATCACAACTGTACAACCTTGTGGTAAGAAGCAATGTGAAAAGACATTCAAAACGGTCATTTTCGCACGCTCAATGCCTCTTAACATTACATTTTGAAGTGATTCTACATCATTAATCGCTTCAAAATTGACATCATACACCTCTAGAAGCAGGTGCTTACCCATTGAAAATTGTTCCAATTCAATTTTTAGTAAAAATTTATTTATTTTATAAAAAAACCCTTGCGTAAGTGATCAGAATCCTTCACAAACGTCATATTTTCAACCTTTTCATCGTCCCAAACTGGTATTGCGACTGAATTGTTGTATCTAAAGTCTGGATTTTGGCGAAAATGAGTCTCAATTAACTTATCACCGATAAATTCACAGTTAATCCAGTCATAATTACCTTTTAAGTTCTTTAAAATTTCAGGAAAATCTATTTTACGATCAATCTTTTCCCATTTTTTCCATTTATAGTAAGGATCTGATGTATCACGAGTACCCAATACCACCAATTCTGCCTTTTGGTGATGAAAATCAACACTTAAATGCTCACCTTCAAAGATCTCACACCAAAATTCAGCAGGATGAAAATGATCTGTATACTTTTCAATCCATTCTTTACGAGCAAAGCGCCCCATTCCAAGTAAATTGAAAGAAGGACGCACAATATAAAAGTCAGGCGTTGGAACTGTAGTCCCAACTGGACCGCAGTTATAACCCAACACCTGACTTAGAAAGAGTTTATTATAAACCCAAAGGTCTGATGAATGTATTGCATTCCATTCATCATTACCATTTAAATGATACACGGTTTAATGGAACTTATATTTACGACCTGGTTTTGGTTTACGACGTTTACGTGCCGCTGCCTTTTGAGCATTTGTGCGACACGTTCCAGTGTTACTGCGTTTTGTTTTGCCGTACTTACCAGATTTGCTCATCCTTTACCTTGACCTCTATACTTTTTACGTGCTTTGTTACGAGAAGACGAAGCATATTTTGTACCGTTTCCATCGCCTTGGCGAGATTTTTTCGGCGGACCAGGGATATAAGAAGTCCGCTTATTCAACCCACCAACTTTTGCCTTTGCTGCCATACATTATTCTCCAATAAAATTTCAGTTTCAAGATCTTCAGGATTTGGAGAACCTGTCTGATAATACTCAATCGACAGGTCTTCCATTGTATTGAAATATTCTTCTTCTGTGAGCGCAGTATAAATTCTACGCCCCTTACAAAGAATATTATAGAGTTGGTTAGCCATTCTATCAGATGATTCTTGACTTTTCGTGACCAACGCGAATGCGAGGATCACACCAAATTTCAAATCCTGCTTCTTTAGCATCCAAACAGAACGATACGTCTTCGCCACACATATCTTGAACTTCACCAGACTCAAAGACTTGCATCTTGGGAGCAAACCAAGGATACTTCATTTCAGGATGTTCAAATACACCATTCTTAATCAGAAGCCAACCAAATCCTGCATAATCAACAGTGAATGGTTTACGACGCTTTGAGATGCTATCAACGGTTTCATGATTCATCACTCCACCATTGTTACGGAAATCTTCTTCTTCCATCCAATGAGCAACTGATGTGGTGTGACCATCTTCTGTAGCATACCAACCAGAAGCGATGTCTTTGTCCATCAGAACTAATTGCCAGAACTTTTCAGTATTGAAAACAATATCAGAATCAATCCAAAGTTGCCAATCATATTTCAACTTACCGTCCCAGGGAATCTGATTCGGTCCACGCAGAACATTCGCACCTAAACACTTGCATCTTGCAAAGTTTACCATTGATGAATAGTCTTGCGAGATCTGAATACTTGCCCCTGCCTGAACTAAGTCAAAACAAAGTTGTACAAAGTTCTTCAGGTAAGTATAAGAAACTCCTCTACCAGGTAAACAGAACACAATCGATTTACCACGTACCATTTCTTTTGCCAGATCATAATCCCATTCTGGGGCATTTGAAGAAGATACTGGCGCTTTTGCTTTTACTGTGAATCCTTTTGCCATAAGATAAGACGTTTACTTCAATATCATACTCTATTATGTATTATCTGTCAATTTGCCTTTTCTGATAAAACCACTTCGTTACCTTCAATGGTAAATCTAATTTCAGTGTCCTCATACCATGAGAGATCATTAATGATTTGCTCAGGTATCACAAGGTAATACTCACCCGAAATTGGGTCAACCTGTAGCGACTCAAAAATATCTCCGGAATTTTTTTTCATTTCTGTATTATTATTAACCTTTT